TTTCTCGTAGTCCACAACTCTTTGTCTATCGCGTCGATATTTGCAAGTAGGTCTAAAATTGCTATTGCCTTATCCTTGTCAACTCTCGCAAGCGATACAAAATACTCCCAATCTTTCAGTACCGAAAAATCTGCATAAAGTTCTTTCTGCGTACCCATAAACTCCAACAGCTTGAACCATAACGCATAACCGTCATTTCCAAAACTGTTCTGCACCGTAAACAGGGTAGGACCAGTCGCAGCGTGAACGTCGTGCGTAAAATAATCGACCCCTATTTTTGGCAATCTTCCCATTATGACGCTCCTCGCGGATTATTCTGCGTCGCCGTTGTCGTCGCCTTTGTTGCCGCCGCTTTTATCCTGCTCGATTTGAGCCATAATTCTGTCGTATTGCGCTTTCTTTAATTCCGTAGTGGATTCTACGTTTTCTGCTTTAAGGAACTCTTTGACTTTGGCATTTCCCGCTTCCTTTCCGCCGTAAACTTCCTGCGCAAATGCGAACATTTCTTTTCTTTCGTCCTGCGTAATAACTCTGTTGTCTTCGGGAAGTTCAACGGTTGTCTCCCCTTCCACAACCACGCCGTCTGCGTCGATAACCTGAATCTTTCCTTCATCATCTGCGCGAACGAGACCAGACGAAATGAGTTCTTCTTCTGCATACAACCCTTCGTAATCGGAAGGGAACGCATCGCGCAAACACTGGGCAATGGCAACTTTGTTTATCATCGTCGCCGGCTTACTCTTCCAGTTCGCCATACCCTTGTTGTATTCAGAAAGCGAAACCTCTCTGAACGCTTCCAACTTGATGTTTTTCTTGATGTAGAAAACGCGGCACCATCCGCCGATAAGTTCTTCCGTAGGATACAGGCAGCATCCTTTCTTCTGAACCACCGTATTCCCGCGAACGACAACGATGCCGTCTTCCTTTCCGAGATAATTCGGGTTCAGGAAAGCCCGCTTATTGTAGGAATCCTTGCCTACAACCATCTGCGCAGGCTCGTCTTTGCTGTACTTGATGAGATAAACTTCTCCGTTTGCCAGCGGATTGAGTTTCTGCATCTTGCAGGTGTTGATAAACATAACCAACTCTTGATCCGTAACCAGTTCGGAACGTCCTCTGACAAGATACTTCTTTACGAAGTCTATATCGAGTTGTACGCTCGTGCCGCAGATTTCGTAACTTACCTGCAAAGCGTTCTGCTCTACCGTACTTAAAGCCTTATTCTGTTCCATTTTGAAAACCTCAGATTATTTCCTGAAAGATAATTTTGCGACAGATTTGTACTGGATGCCGGGTATCTTAATCTGCCCTTTCGATGCCCGAATGAGTTTGAGAATTGCTTTCGTATCTACGGGTCTGATGCACATACCCGCAAAATCGACGGGAACTTTGCCGTCGTCTACCGCCGTGATTTCCCAATCGATACTGGACGACGTGCCGTCCGCCTTAATCTTCGGCGCTTCCACGATTACGTTCCTGCTCGCGCTGTCTACGATGTCCGCTTCCATAAGCGCCGCTTCCGCTTCATCCTGCTTGCCGCTCGCTTCGAGAGCCATTGCTTCCTGCAACTTCTTTTCAGCTTCCGCTTCGGCAAGACGTTTTACGCGCTCTTCCTCTTCGCGTCTTTTGCGTTCCTGCTCCATTACGTAGTCGCCCATAACCTGCTTGACCGTTTTCTCTGCTGCAATGAGCGGCGCGAGCATTTCTTTTTCACGGGAGCAGATGTTCTGGTGCGCTTCGTGAGCCGCCTTCTTCATCGGTGCAAAAAATTCGATAATCTGCGCCGATTTCTGTTTGATGAGCCTTCCGAACGCCGCAGCGTCTTCGTAGTCGCCTTGCGTTGCAATCGTAATCTGCCCCGCTCTCTCTTCGACTGCGGTGACTTCTCTGCTCATCTCCGCTTCCGCAACCGTTTTACCTTCAACAACTTCGGGCAATACGGCCACAACCTGTTCTTCCTGTTCCATTTGAAACCTCCTACTGATTTTTTTTGATAAAGCGGTACACATCAAGTAACTCGGTAAATACCTTCCAACTTTCTGCATCTGTTATCGGGTGCTGTTCCGCGTGATACGTCCCGTCTTTTCTGGATTGAATGATGAGTTTGCGCTCAAACTTTACATCGTGGCTTTCAAACGCCTTTTTGTACGCTTCGAGCTGAACTCTTGTGAGTACCTTCGCAACCGTCGCGGTAGTCTTGAAATCGACCAGCGTCGGCACGTCGTCTATATAGCACGGCAAATCTGCCGTTCCTGCATAGTTAAGCGTTTTGTGATATATTCTGCACTCCGTCTTAATGGGTACAGGCTTAACTTCGTCTATCCACTTTTTGAACCCGTCGAAGTAGCCACGCAACTCCTTACTGATGTCTTCAATTCCAAACAACAGGTAGTTTTCTACCGCTGCGTGGACTATCGTTCCTCTGTTTGCGGCTTTGTTCAACGTATCTGTGTCTATTCCGCCGTAATGCGCTGCCGACAACGGTTTCATTATTTCTGACACGCTTGGTACAACAAATCCGTTTACCGTGTACGTGTGTGTTTTCTCGCAAAACTGCAATTCTTTAAGTTCGGGTAGATTTATCATTCTTTGCTCCTTTTGTCATTATTCCGACGTTCAACTTTTCCGCTGATGCCATAGCCGCATTGAGTTCGCTTTCAGACTTGATCCCGAAAACTTCTTCGAGATATTTCAAAATGCTTTCCTTCGTCATAAGCCTTCTATCGCCGCCTTCGTTTTCGTACACAGCAATTTCAGCCCGCTTACCGACTCGACAAGCCTATCGAGATATTTCAGGATTTCGTCAATCGAATGTACATTCTGCGTAGAAATGCCTTCCGTTGCCGCAATGTTTATCAACTGTCTTTTAACTTCCGATAATTTCCCGTCTTCAAGATTGTTCAGCAATCGCAGAACCACCGTTTCAAGGCTGGGGATTTCAGTCGCAAGCGTCAGGCAATCTCCTATCGGACAATCGTGCTTGCAATACATCGTTTTTAATTGCGGTGCATTATACAGGTCTGCCATCAAATTGACTTTATCGACGGGGACAACTTTCGTATTTCCTAACTCATAATCCGCAAGCGATGAAGGACTTACGCCGAGCAGGTCTGCGGCGCTTTCGCGGCTCCGTAGTCTCTCGTCGTATAAAGCGGCTTCTTTTCTACACTTGAAGTAGATGTTTTCGTTAGGTTTCGTAGAGTCGTTTCCCATTGTGAATTTACCCCGTTTGCGATATAATGTAATTGTTAAAAGCGAAGGCAGTTAAAAATTACAGAACTGTAATTCAGAGTTAAAAAAAATATCGTTGAACTCACTAAACGTAAGGTTTAGCGTCCGCGATACTCTAACCATCTCTGCCGGCGTGAAGTAAACTTCGCCCCTTTCTTTCTTCGCATAGGTGTCAATAGACTTCTCTATCAATGATGCCATATCGGTTTGCGTTTTGCCGTTCTTAACTCTTACCGATTTTAACAAATTCGTATTCATAGCGTACTCCGATGAATTTTTGTTTGTACTCATATTCTAACTTACAGAACTGTAATTGTCAAACGGATTTACGGTGTAAAATTATAATTTTTAAGAAAAAAATCAATATGACTGTAATTTGCTATCTTATTCGGTCAAAAAATATTAAAATGGTAATTATGGAGGTCAAAACAATGGATAACTTCTCAAACAGACTTTTGGCAGCAATCGAATATCGCGGTGTTTCCCAGAAGTGGCTTGCAGACAATGCGAACACTACTGAAGCCACCATATCCCGATATGTTAACAACAAGGCATCCCCTTCAATATTGATTGTCCTTCGAGACGTTGCATCTGCTCTCAAAGTGTCGTCTGATTACCTTATCGGGTTGACAAACTTACCGCAGAGCAAAGACAATATAAGCATCGAAGAAAAAACAATCATAGATGTTTGGAACAGGGTTTCTGCTGATGATAAAAAAGTATTCTTTGCTTTGCTTGACAAGTATCTTACGCAGAAAGAAAAAGACGCATTGCGCGACGGAGACTAACTATGAACAGATTATATACGGGCAACGAACATTTTACTTATGACGATATGCCAGTCAACCGTCTTCTTTCCGATTTTCTTATGTGGGTATCGTCTGACCTAACGAACAGCGTAACGCGCAGCATACTTGCGGAATATATCGTTTCAAGCGCTCTTGATCTTGACGTAACTTTACGCCAGTCGAAAGAACCTTACCGCATACCGTATAATGGCAACGTAGTTGAAGTTAAATCGTCTGCTTACATTCAGTCATTACAAAGCGACATTCTTTCGTCTCCTGTTTTTGGTATTGCTCCAACCTATGTTTTTGACGATAATGAAATCGTGAAGCGCGAACGCAAATCGAAATTATATGTCTTCTGCCTACTCGATTGTCTTAACCGCGAAATGATTGATCCATTGCATCTCGAACAGTGGAAATTCTACGTTCTTCCTACTTCTATACTGAACGAACAATGTGGCGAACAGAAAACTCTGACACTCAATGCCCTGAAAGCACTCAACCCGACAGAAGCAACATACGAAACGCTTAAAAGCGTGATAGACAATTATGCAGAAAGAATCTAAACTTAACAAGAAGGCTGCCCTTTATGTACGCGTATCTACCAATATGCAAATCGACAAGGACAGCCTTCCTTTACAAAAAAACGACCTTGCTAACTATGCAAAGTACGCTCTTGATATTTCGGAATACGAAATCTTTGAAGACGCAGGCTATTCCGCAAAAAATACTGACAGACCGCGCTATCAACAGATGATGTCACGATTGCGAACTGGCGAATTTTCTCATCTCATCGTGTGGAAGATTGACCGCATTTCCCGTAACCTGCTTGACTTCGCCGCAATGTATGAAGAACTAAAACGTCTCGGTGTAGTTTTCGTAAGCAAAAATGAACAGTTCGATACATCAACTGCAATAGGCGAAGCAATGCTGAAAATCATTCTTATATTTGCCGAACTTGAACGTAAGATGACATCGGAGCGAGTTACTGCAGTTATGGTTTCTCGCGCAAATAACGGTCAATGGAACGGCGGACGTGTCCCCTTCGGCTATGCCTATGACAAGGTTACTAAAATCTTTTCCGTAAATGAAACGGAAGCCGCGACTGTTCGTGCAATCTATGACAAATACGAAGAAACCCATTCTCTTCTGCAGACGTGCAAGTTTCTGAATGAAAACGGACTTTCCACACGTAGCGGAATAGCGTGGAATCCAACAACAGCAAGAACTATGCTCTCTAATCCGTTCTATATAGGAAACTATCTCTACAACAAACACGATTTGAGCAAAACAAACTATCGCCTGAAAACCAACCGCCGCCCCGAATCGGAGTGGATTCTGGTTGAAGACCACCACGTTCCTATCGTTGACCGCGAACGCTGGGAGTCCGTAAACGACCAACTAAAAGCAAATCGCCGCAGCAACAAGGACGGCCCGCGTACATACACGAGAGTAAACACTCACATCTTCGCAGGCATTCTTATCTGCGGTAAATGCGGTTCGCAAATGTGCGCAACTATTGACCGTGAACGCGATGGCGGCTATCGCCCTTCTATTTATCTATGCTCGCGCCACCGCCGCTTTAACGATTGCCCTAACAAATACATTTCCGACATCGTGGTAGGACCGTTCATTCTAAACTACGTGGCAAACATCATAAAAGCGCAAAATAATTTCGGCGCAACAACAAGCCTTGAAACTTTTGAGAAAAAACTTCTTCGCGGCGATGTGTTCTCTGGCGTGAAAGGCATAGACAAAGCGGGTCTGCAGGAAATGTATGATATGCTCCGCGCCGGCAAATTCGGCACAGATATATACGAGCCTAAAAACGTAACTATTGACGACACCGCCATAAATGAGCGCGATCTATTGCTTACAGAGAAACGAAAAAAAGAACGTGCGCTTGCACGTCTCAAAACTTTGTATCTTTACAGCGAAAGCGATATGCCCGAAACGGAATACTTCATTGAACGCAAAGCCATTACTGACGAACTCGAACAAATAGACGCTCGGCTTGATGAGATAGAAAAAAACGCTTCCGCTTCATTCTCTATCTCTGACGAGGACTTTATCGCAAAAGCGTCTTACTTTATAATGAGCCAACAACTACTTACAAAGCGGTATGTGAACTTTGATACTATGATACGGAAAATCGACACGAAAATCATCAAGGATTTCGTCAATTCAGTCATTAAAAAAATTGTAATTCTGGATGGCAAAATTCTTTCTATCCGTTTCAAAAACGGCATTGAACACAAATTTCTGTACGAATAATCGTTTTATCGAAACACTACATACTGCGTAAAAAGACCGCAAGATTAGTCTTTATCTACTATATCTTGCGGTTTCTCTTTATCGTCATCGCTCCTGCCTACAATAAGCATCGCGTCGCCGAAGGAGAAAAAACGATACCGCTCATTAACCGCGGTTTTATAAACGTTCAGAATCTCCTCTCTTCCGCACATTGCCGCAACAAGCATTATGAGCGTGCTTTCGGGGAGGTGGAAATTCGTTATCAATGCGTCGACGCACTTGAATTTATACGGAGGATATATAAAAATCTGTGTGTTTCCGCTGCACTCTTTTAAGTTTCCGTTTTCATCGCAGGCGCTTTCAAGCGTTCTTACGGAAGTCGTTCCTACGGCTATTATACGCCTGCCATCGCGCTTTGCTCTGTTTATGATCTCTGCCGACTGAGCGCTTACTTCATAATATTCGGAGTGCATTTTGTGGTCGGTAATTATATCTTCCTTGACGGGGCGGAAAGTTCCCAGCCCTACGTGAAGCAGAACTTCGGCAATTTCGACGCCCGCACCGCGTAGTTTTTCCAAAAGCTCGGGCGTAAAATGCAAGCCCGCCGTCGGCGCGGCGGCTGAACCGTCCGTTTTTGCATAAACCGTCTG